TGCAACAGGATTTATTTTTGGCGCAACAGGACAAGCAACTATAACTATAACGCCATTCTAAAGGATTCATTATGAGTGATGTTGATGACAATTTATCCGATGCTTTGAATTTACCAAAACCCGAACCTAAACAAGAGGTTATTCATAGGGAAGTCAAGTCGATCAAGACTGGTAGAACAGAAGCAGATAGAGACTATACTGAAGTTCGTGATAACCTAAAGCGTATTATCGAAAAGTCAGAAGAGGCTATCGAAAGTATTCTTGAGGTGGCTGTTGAAAGCCAAAATCCTCGTGCATATGAAGTTGTAGCGCAATTGATTACAACTTCTCTAGAAGCCAACAATAAGTTGATGCATCTTCATAAGCAGATCAAAGACATCAAGAAGGAAGAACCTGGTAAGACCACAACGGTCACCAACAATAGTATCTTTGTGGGCAACACCGCAGAGTTACAGAAGATGTTGCGTACTGCTAATACTAAGATGTTAGAAGATATGAGTAAGGAAGCAGACGATGCCAATTAAACAAGGAGACAGTTATCTAGGTAATCCTCTACTAAAAGGGCCAAATGTAGAAATGGATTATACCAAGGAGCAGTTGGCAGAATATGTCAAGTGTTCTAAGGATCCTGTTTACTTCCTTGAAAACTACATGAAGATTGTAACCCTCGATCAGGGGCCTATGGTCTTTAAAATGTATGGGTTTCAAAAGAAGATCATTAAGGCAATTCATACCAATCGTTTTGTTATTTCAAAGATTCCTCGTCAGAGCGGTAAATCGACCGTCATGTTGGGATACATCTTGTACAGTATTTTATTCACGCCCAATTATAAGGTAGCCGTTCTTGCCAATAAACTAAAGACTGCCAGTGAATTGTTAAACCGTCTAAAGTTTGCATATGAAAATCTACCCAAGTGGTTACAGCAGGGTGTAATCGAATGGAATAAGTTGAGTTTTAGTTTGGAAAATGGCTCCAAAGTTGTGGCTTCGGCAACAAGCGCATCTGCTGTCCGTGGTGATAGTTTTAACTTTTTGTTGTTAGACGAGTTCGCCCATGTACCTGAAAATGTAGCACAGGAATTCTTTTCATCCGTTTACCCTACAATCTCCTCGGGTAAGACTTCTAAAGTAGTAATTGTATCCACTCCTAAGGGAATGAATATGTTTTACAAACTATGGAAAGATGCAGAGAATAAGCGTAATCCTTATATTGCAATTGAAGCCAAATGGAGTGAGGTACCTGGTCGTGACAACAAATGGCGAGAAGTAACTAAATCAAGTCTTGCAAATGAGCGGCTATGGTATCAAGAATATGAATGCGAGTTTCTTGGCTCCGATGATACGCTTATCAAGCCTACCAAAATATCATCACTTGTATACGAACCTCCAATCTATCAAGATGATGAAGGTCTTATGGTATACGAGGCTCCGATAAAGAACCACATTTACGCGATGTGTGTAGATACTGCTCGGGGGCAGGGACAAGATTACCATGCTGCTACTGTAATAGATGCTACTCAAATGCCATATAAAGTAGTAGCCAAGTTTAGAAACAATACTATGCCAGTCATGGTTTTTCCAAATCTACTTGAGGTATTGGGCAATCGTTACAACGAAGCATATACTTTGATTGAGTTGAACGATACTGGTCAGCAAGTATCCGATATTTTGCGAGAAGAACTTGAATATGAAAATGTTATTAGTATTACGGTTAAGGGCAAAAAAGGACAGAAGGCAGGAGAGGGATTTGGAACGGGACGAGTTCAATACGGGGTTAGAATGTCCACTCAGATTAAGAAAACAGGATGCCTAGTTTTTAAAGAAATGATCGAGAGCGATAAGATCATACTTAATGACTTTGATACAATTGCCGAATTATCAACTTTTGTATCAAGAGGTTCTGCTTATGAGGCAAGTGCAGGATACAACGATGACTTGATCTCTACTCTAGTCTTATTTGGATGGCTTTCAACACAGCCCTATTTCAAGGATTTGGTAAATACCGATATCCGACAGAAATTATTTGAAACTAAACTGAAAAAATTAGAAGAAGATCTTGTTCCTTTTGGATTTTTGGAAATGGGCATAGATGATGACCGACAAGATGAGATTGATTTAGCGCGAGAAGACACCCCAAAAGAAGCCCGAATGAAACAAAATGCCTTTTGGAAGAGCGAAAAGGATGATGGTATCTTCGAAGGGGGTAACTGGTAGAAATACTAAATACCATCGTTCGCACTTTTGAATAATAACAGGAGACCGCCCATATGGGATTCCAAATCAGTCCTGGTGTAACGATCACAGAGAGAGATCTAACCACAATCATCCCCGCTGTAGCCACGACTAACGCTGGCATCGCGGGTTATTTCCAATGGGGCCCTGCGGATCAGCGGGTAATCGTCACCGATACCGCCAATCTTGCTGCTCTATTTGGTACTCCAAACGATGACAACTTTAAGTATTGGTACTCTGCTGCCAACTTCCTTGGTTACGGCAACAATCTTCAGGTTGTTCGCGTAACAGCCGGTACTGCGGGATCTTCTACCGCAAGAAATTCAGGACAAACTGGCGGACAAGCATATGTTCCAAATAGCGATACAGATACTACTACAGTAAGTACTGCTAGTGGTATGTTCTTTGCTAAGTATCCAGGTTCTTTGGGTAATAGTTTAGCCATTGAAATCTGTGGTGCTGATGCAGGGCTTACCGCATTTGCAGCATGGACATATGGAGCGCAATTTGATTCTGCTCCTAACACATCGAATTATGCTTCCAGTGTTCTTGGAATTACTCAAGGCAATGACGAAATGCATATAATTGTTCTTGATAGTGTCGGTAGAATTAGTGGAACTCCCGGAACCGTTCTTGAAAGATTCCAAGGGGTATCTATAGATTCTGCCGCAGTATTGGCTGATGGTAACAGCAATTACTTTAAGACAGTAATCAATCAGACTTCTAAGTATATCGGAGTAGCAGGATCTGTACAGACCTTTAGTGCATCACCGTTTACTGCGGGTGGAGTAACTGGTAGTGGGTTGACTGCTCAAGTTTCTGCTGGTGTCACTTATGGTGGTGTTGGAACTTGGAGTTATGACTCTACTGTACTTACCAATGCTCGTTATGGAACAGGCTACCCTGTTGGAGCAACAAGAAATCCAGGAAATGCTTCGGGTTCGACTGCATCGGGTGTCTTTAGTTTACAATTACAAGGTGGAACTGGTGAATTTGACTCGGACGCAGTTCGTTTGTTTGCAACTGGATTAGGATATGATAAGTTTAGCGATCCTGATCAGTCAGATGTTTCTCTTCTTATTGGTGGCCCATGCACAACCGGCAATGTTGGAAGTTTGGTAGCAATTGCAAACGCTCGTAAAGACTGTGTTGCCTTTGTATCGCCTCAAAATACCGATGCAACTACTGCTGAAGCAACCAAGTTGTCTACCGCAATTACTTTCCGTAATGCAGTTGGTAACTCATCCTACACCGTCATCGATACAGGCTACAAGTATCAGTACGATTCATACAATGATGTCTATCGTTATGTTCCACTTAATGCTGACATCGCAGGTCTCTGTGTTCGTACAGACTTAAGCAATGATCCTTGGTATTCACCCGCAGGATTTAATCGCGGCATCATTCGTAATGCGATTCGTCTAGCCTATAACCCAGGTCAAACGCACCGCGATACGCTGTATCAGAATGGCATCAATCCTGTTATTACAATGGCAGGACAGGGAACCTTACTGTTCGGTGATAAGACTGCACAGACTAAGCCGTCTGCATTTGACCGCATCAATGTACGCCGTTTGTTCATCGTCCTTGAGAAGGCAATTGCAACTGCTTCTAAGTATAGTCTGTTCGAGTTTAATGATGCATTCACTCGCTCACAGTTCCGTTCAATGGTAGAACCATTCCTTCGTGATGTACAAAGCCGCCGTGGTATCACCGACTTCCTAGTGAAGTGCGATGACTCCAACAATACGGCTGAGGTGATCGATGGTAACCGCTTCGTAGCAGATATCTTCATCAAACCTGCTCGTAGCATCAATTTCATCCAACTCAACTTCATTGCTACGAAGACTGGTGTTTCGTTCACTGAAGTAGGCGGTTAATATCTTCCTAAATAATAAGGAAAAAGGAGACACATAAATGGCATATAGCCAATTCAGCATAGACGCTTTCAGAGCGAACCTTATTAATGGTGGTGCGAGAGATAACCTCTATTTAGTCACAGGTTCATTCCCAAGTGGAGGTACCCGTGCCATCAACGCAGCAGCAGGAGTCGCAGGAGCGATCTTTGGTACTGCTGCTGCTGGTGCGGTTAGTGCAGTCGGTGGATTGGTTAACAACGGAAACGCCAATAGCCAAATCACCTTCCTCTGCAAGGGCGCATCGATTCCTGCTTCTACCCTTAGTGAAGGTACTGCCAACTTCATGGGTAGAACTATGAAGTTTGCTGCTGACC